AATGTTTTTGAGAATTGAAAAAAAAAAAATAAAATTTTTTAATAATTATATCATATTCTCTATTTCAGACATATATTTATCTATATTACATTGTGTTAGCTGTGTATAATCTATATTTTTGGTTTTATCCCCGAAAGTCCTAGGTTGCATAGCATTCACACTTAACGGATATGGCCAATGAGACGTCGTCCTTCGTTCCTTAAAATATTTCCGGCGTTTAATAGACATTTGTTCTGTGTTTTTCGTGTGATTTTTTGGAAGGAAACACACGTATTGAACCATTCGCTCTTCAGAAGCGGGCGCACCATATTGGTTCTGGTGAAACGTTCGCGAGTCCCATAGAACCAGCGCACCTGCGGGAACATGGAGAACCCTTTTTAATTTTCCAGCATTAATTACATCCTGTTTATCTATTAGATTCCAATTTTTGCTATTCACTATATTTCTACGCTTGAAATATTCGTTATGAATACGATGAGTTTTGTCATATACAACTAGTGATCGTTCCTTGTTACTCGTAAGAGGGACAAACCCATGATAACACACAAGTTTATTATTATTCGGCGCCTGTTCCGAATGTGTCCATATAGCATCTTTCTTCTTACACTCCTTATCAACATAACACGATCCATCAAACGAGACAACAAATTCGTCGGTATTCCATAAGTCGCTGAATATTTCCTTCACTGTCTGTCTGGTTCTTACAAACCATGCGTGTTCTTGATGTCCCGCCTCGTGATATTTATATATTGAGTGTGGGTCTATTGTCTTGTGTAAGTAATCGTGATTTTTAATTGTTGTTTGCCACTTATAAAACATTTGTTTTGCCTCTTTTATCTCGTCTGTATTTAATATATTCGGCACAATACACCATCCGTGTTTATTTAGTTTGTGCTTTATTTCAGTAATATTCATTTTGTAGTTACAATTACACAAATGAATATAATTCAATTTATTTGTTAAATCTTGTTGATGGTAAGCCACGATAGCTTGTATCGTAAATCATTATCATATAGATAGGTCATATTGAGTGAAACATTGTCTATTCCATAGATAAGCTCCTCTATTGCATACTTTAGATTTTCGCTAGATATTTGTTTGGAGTCCCAAAATGGCGACTGAACGATTAATTTAATCACAAATTCCTTTTTATCTGACTTAGTCTCTCCAACAATTATAAATAATACATCGTCTATAACAGATGATGGTGTCCAAGATATGTAAATATAGTTATTTTTATTCGCGGTTAGTCCTATTAATTCATCTATTTTATTCAATATGTGAACGTCTTCGTTCATTATTTCTAAACCGCTGTTGAGTATATTGTTTTCCCAGTGTTTTGTAATAAATCGTGCCTTTGAAGGCGTCAACAGGTTCAAATCATTCACACGAGATACGGGATTTATCGTATATTTTTTTTGATTTCCTGAGGGGAGACCGATTGGATTCAGGGACCAGGCACCCACAAAAAAAAATAGTAAGAGTATTATACAATTCATTAGTATATTTGAACGTTTTATTTTTATATGAAATACATTAATTATATGTCACACGCCCATTAGGATGCGGCGACCGGTTGTTATATGGTTCACGCAAATATTCGGGTTTTGAATGACTATAGTCCCCGTATTAGTGCTGTGAATAACGCGTTTTACACCCATCATATTAATGCGTTTCATACAATCTACGCAAGGAGCGCTTGCCTTAAGCGTGTTATTCGAATCAAGACGAACCACATACAACGTTATTTTCCTTGTTTTTTTACCACGCTTATTCACCTCTCGCAAAGCAGCAATCTCTGCGTGACAAGTCATCGTATTATGGATAAACCCATCATGGCTGTGGCATCGGTAATTATTAAATCCGCGCCCAATAATGCGTCCATTCATTACTGCGACACAGCCATGTCGCATCAGACATTTGGAAAGGCTCGCTTGGTCGGCCGCAATCTCAATAAAGCGCTGGTCGCGATTAGACACCATTGTTCTAGTTAATGCTATATTACATATAAGTTTTTATTGTTTCAATTTTACAAAGAATGCGAATTATTTCAAACGACGCCAAACATGTCTTTTACAACCACCATACCAATTACGGTCAGCACATTTACGATAACACACATTAGACTCCGATACTTGTCCGTCGGTAAAAGGACATTGTTCTCCTGCATTAGCCGAATTCCTAGTTATTCTATATTTTTTTTTATGCTTTGAACGATTACATCCTCCCGTCCATTCCCATTTACCAACACAATCAATAGGAGGAGGAGGAGGACAACGTTGGGTATTGCAATCAACATAACGACTTCTCGCACCACACGATTGTCCTTCGTGTTTTGGCTGCTGCAATATATCATTCGTCTGCATTCGCATTCCACCACCACACGTCTTAGAACACCCATAATACGAACGATTCTTCCAATCACTTAATACACAATCAACCGGACAAGGTTTTATATTACAATTTTTTGTTTGTTCTAATTCTCCACACGGGTTACCGCCGTTCTTTGGTTGTTGTAATATAGAACGCGTCCGTCGTTGTGTTCCATCACCGCATGTATTTGAACACGCTTCCCAACTAGACCATCCTGAATACCCACAATCCACACCGTAATCTTTAGTTTCTGTTTCTTTTCCACATTGAATTCCTCCATATTTGTCTGGTATACTTATTTCACGTGTTCGTGTTTCGGTTCCTAGTTGTTTCCCATTGCTGTCTAGATTTTTAATCCAATTACCCCAACCTTCACCTCCACCAACATATTTACAATCTATAGGACAATTGTGGGTATTACACTCTCTTGTTAGTTTAGGAGGACACGGAACTGGCTCTTTTTTATTTCCACGAAAATATCCAGATACAGGAACAATATCAATATTAAATAAAAGATCCTGAGTTCCTCCTCCACATGTTTTTGAACATGCGCCGTATTGTGGTTCATATGTTCCAATACAATCTTGTGTAACATCGTATCCTTCTACAATGTTATTATTAAGACAATATGTAATAATCATAATAATCAATATAATAGATATTATCAATAAAAACATATATATATTAATAATATTATTTGGGACAGGGTTGTGTATTACACGACATCTTTAAATTTGGGGGGCAAGCAGTCCCTTCCTCTCGTACCCCTCTAAACCATCCACTTTTCGGATATTGTGTAGGATTATAAATATTCTCTTTAAATCCTCCGCCACAACTCTCACTACAATCCCCCTTAAAATCAGCATAAGAACCTTCACAAGGAATAGAACAAGGTTCGGTATTGCACCCTTCTGTCTGTATATCACCATCATCTATAATATTATCTCCATATGAACAAGGAATTGCCTGTTTAAATTTATCATTAATATATCCATCTTTTGCCACGGTTGTAACAGTAAATTTTCTATTAGTTTCACCATAATCTCCTGCTCCAGCATAACAATCTTGAGTGCATTGAGACCAATCACTCCATTTACCCTCGCAATCTATAGGACACGGTAACATATTACAATCCTGATCTATAGAATCACCTTCTTTATACCCACAGGGAATTCCTCCAGGTCCTGCAGGCGATAATATTTTATAGAATTTCTTTTGTTTGCCACCACCACATTGTTTGTCGCACGAACTCCATTCTTTATCCCAAACACCTATACAATTTTTAATATCAATCGGTTGCCCCGAAACTGCGTCAGATGGCGAATTTACCATAAATTTCTGAAGGTCGTCTAGGGTTATTGCGTAGTCCTCACTCTTTTTAGCGTGTTCTGTAGCACCAGCACCAGCACCAGCACCAGCACCAGTACCAGCACCAGCACCACCTGGTGTAGGATATTCCCACGTTTGCTCTTCCAATATGGTCGCAGGAGTATCATATAAATGCTTGTTGAAAGTCTGTGTGTTACTTATTTCCGTGTAATTTTGGTCTTCAAATCCTTCTGTCACATATTTTGCGATATTAATATGCGATAAACCAGCGATAATAATAAGGATTATTACTAAATATTTATAAAACATACCTATATATTTGAACGATATTAATATCATTAAAATATGAGAAAAAAATTTAAACGAATTATCACAATCATAGGTAAGCATAACCAAAACAACAAGATTACGAATCATGCAAACCAAGAAGTTTACGGGACGCAAATTGGGGGCGGAGGAGCTCCTCATCCACATATCTGGCGAATGCGACGAGGACAGGATTCTCCTCAACGACAAGGACAGCGACATCGCTCCTATTCTCAAGCAGTTCGTTGATAACGATATACAGCTGCTCATTATGGGGTTTATTGGCGAGGAGTCAGTTCCCGTTATCTGCGATGAAGAAGAGACCGACGATTACAACGATGACTGCTATACGGACGACGACTACGAGGACGACTTCATCATCGTTGAACAAGAGGAGAAGTACCAACATTTCCAAGAGCAAGAGTATAAGTCAGAGATATGCGAGTATTATGAATGGTAATAGGTTTAAACGACGGGTTTATAATAAAAAACTAGTATAATATGAAAGGTAGTATTATATTTTTTATTTCTTTAGTGAGTAGCAACGCTTTTTTATATCCACATCAAAACACGATAAATCTGTGCCATTCTAGAAAGAAACGGGTAGATGACGACTTTTATGACGAATTCATGGAGTATGAAGTAAAAACCCCATCGGTAAAGCAGTTATTCATACCAAAAAGTGCGAATCAAAAACAATATTACGAGGATATATGCAATGACGATATTAAAATAGTAATAGCCTCGGGACCGGCAGGAACGGGTAAAACGCTGTTCCCAACACAATACGCGGCCAAATTGTTGATAGAAACAAAGCAGAAAATCGTCCTCACAAGACCATTAATAAGCGTTGATGAGGAATTAGGCTATTTACCTGGAAATATCAATCAAAAGATGGATCCGTGGATTATTCCGTTGTTTGACGTTCTTCGCGAATTCTACACCCAAAAGGAACTTAATACGCTAATAGCAGAGAAACGCGTTGAAATTGTCCCGTTAGCCTTTATGCGAGGAAGAACCTTCAAAAACACATACATTATAGGAGACGAATTGCAAAATACAAGCAATAATCAGCTATTGATGCTTTTAACGCGTTTAGGAGAGAATAGCAAAATGGTCATTACAGGAGACGTAAATCAATGCGATAATAACGAAAATGGACTTATGGACCTCTTAACCAAGATTAATCGCAACTACAGCGACAAGGAAATGTTAAGAGAGAAGGAAATATCGCTTATTGAATTCACAAATGACGATATTCAACGAAGTGCTATCATAGAAACCATTCTGGATATATACGCAGATTAAGTATTTTAATAGACATTTATAAAAAAATTGAATCAGGCTCGGAAACAGTATGAGTCCGCATAACAATGAACGCACTAATCACTCTTATGATCAAGAACAGGATGATGGATAACCACAATAATACGCAAAAAAAACTAACTGATATGAATATGAAGGTCTACGTCAAACAAACAAATAATTTCAACGCAAAATCAGAGAAACGGATGCAAAATAAGCACAATAAGAAGCGATATGCGGCTGGAACCCCACGATTCCGCTACAATAGCCAGGGTCGGTCGCTTCGGTGGTAGGTCACATATTCTAATACCTCAATAATACTAAATAGGTCTGTATAAATATAATATTTTTTTAATGTTTTAGAATAAATAATATCTGGTTTTTTATCATATTCATCCTTTTTATTAAACGTCCACATTGAGATGTTATCTTGTATCATCGTATGTTCAGTAAAATCAGCCATTTCTTTCCTGGAATTAACTAGAAAATCAATAAGATATGGGTTTTCTTCAATCATTCTTTCGGACGGCTGATAATCTGGAGATACATCAAGAATAACAACGCGTTCGTCGGCGCATCTTTTGGCTAAGGATATGACCTGTTTTCTTTTAGAGGCATTTAACTTGTGTAAATAAAACATTGAGGTCGTAATATCGTAATTTTCTTCAGGCTTCCACGATGTAATTACACCAAACTTAAAGGATTTGTCTGGGTGTTTTTTTATCGCTGCATCTATAGCATCGCGATTATTGTCTATTCCAAGACATCCCTTTCCATTTGACGTAGAATCTCCAATCCCACACCCAATGTCTAGAATTCGTTTATTCTTCCCATGCAAATCAATTACGAACTTGCGAATATTAATATACACATGATTATTATCTATGGGTTTAACATGTGACATAAACTCCCACGAATCCCAGGCAAATAACGAGCCAACCGACATAGAAAAAGTAAGCATCATTAGCATATTACCGCGCATTATTTTAATTAATGATTATGAATTTAAGTCATATTAGATAAGATAAGGTATACTACAAATACCCAATACAAATAATAAATTATAAACAACAAAATAGATACGATAACCATGATTCCGCGGAATGATGGTATCTGTCACTAATAAATCTTCCTGTTGTGATACCACAACTTCTACGACACCAATACAATAAGGACATCCCCCGTAATATATTTGGATATATTCTTATATAGCAAGGTTTACAAACACTATGGTCTTTATTGTCACATCAATTACAATTCATAGCTAATACTTATAATAATAACTAATTTTTATTATTATAAAAATTGATTTATATTTATCTGGAAAAATAAATACAAGATGTGCTACCAAGAACAATTAACGAAACTCGAATTCTATATTGTTGAGCATTATAACGACTATATTTTGGGGCTATTTAATGTGTTTCGTGCGATTATTCTAGGCACATTTGCGTTTTTGATAGTATACCTAGGTGTACCTGTCATATCGGCCCTTTGTATAATTTGTGTTTGCTCGTTCGTCGCAGAGACCTATAGTATGTTTAAAAATACGACAGTGCTAATTAAAAATATGTATAATGGTGTAGTGTCTGATTTCAAAATTATTCTAGATAGTGTTATTGTTACGTTTACTGTATATTATGTATGCTCTATTCTATTAAATTCATCGGGCTGTTACTAGCGCTAATCAAAGAGTTATACATTTCTTCCGTCATATTATAGTTATTTTTTTCCACGAGATTTTTAAGTAGCCATTTACGACGCTTTCCTTGAGCCCAGAAATCATAGTAATCCGGAAGGATAAATCGTCCAAACCACCTGCGATAAAGACCATATAGCAAATCAACTCTTACATTATTTACATTATCGTAGTTAACTGAAAGATTATAGATGCCCGCATACTGCTTCACCATAATCCATACATTATATGGAAGTGCATATTTGTCGTCTTTTGTGATAAGATACATCATTTTATTTATACAATAATTTATACTTATATATTCTTTTCAACTTTAAATAAAAAATTGATTATATTAATAAAGCAATTATAACAACACACAATGACTCGTGAATCATGGAAAAACAAATCACATCCAGGCAGAGAGGGATTGACCCGCGAAAAGTTCATTCGTGGTTCTCATACAAAAAATCCAGGCAAATCATACTATGTGTTCTATTCACCGACGGGTGTTCGTTTTCGCTCAATTGTTAAGGTTAATGAATATATTGAAACAATGGAAAATGAAGATAATAATATTAATATCACAATTGCTAATGTTCCGAACACAAAAGTGAAAATTACTATCAATAAGAGCGGTGGGACACACATTAGG